ACCTCCATGGAGAGCTTCCGGTCCGCCGCGTCCACCAGGTCCATGATTGGGAACAGCTCGCTCTTGTTCCAGATCTGGTTCTCGTCCTGGATCCGCCAGTAATGGACGAACGGGAACAGCTGGTTCTGCTTGCAGGTCCTCTCCCAGTAATTCGGTATATACCGCAGCTCCTTGCCGCCCGCCTGGATGGAGCAGGCCACGGCGCCCGCCGGCACCGGCCTTCCGTTCTCGTCTTCCGTATCCTCCGGCTGACGGAACCAGTGCTCCAGCACCTGCACGGTATCATCCTTCTCGTCAATGGCCGTGGTCATATCGAAGACGCCGGGGCCGTCCACGTAGTCCGTTGCCATGATGTCTTCCTGCCGGATCCCCAGCTTCTCCAGGTCCCTTCGGAACATCTGGCAGAACTTCACCTTGTGCACGCTGTACACGTAGTCCAGGAACTGCCCGTCCTGGATCGTGCCGTCCCTGATCGACGGGTCCGGGAACATGGCGTCCACCGGGATGTCCTTGATCCGGATGTCTCCTTCGTTCACGCCGCAGCGCATATCCGCGTCCCAGTACGCCTTCCAGAAGGCGTCGCCCAGCTTCAGGAGCCGGCGCTCGTTTCGCGTGTTCATATCCGAAAGTCGGTTGTTCTCGCAGATATACCGCACCGCAAACTCGCGCTGCTTCGCCTTCTCGCTGTCCAGGTCGTCATCGCGCCCGTGGAACTCCGGCTCAGGTACCGACGGATCCAGCTGCGACTCCACCATGATCCACGGATCCGGCATAGTAGCCGGCACCCACGGCACGTTGTTGTCCCGGCACCAGTCCACCGTCTCCTTCGATACGTCGTGGATCCCGTTGTAGTAGTCGTTGTACCGCTCCCATTCCGTCTCCACGGCGGTGCGTGCCTTCTTCGCGCGGTCGAACAGCGCGTTTACCGTTTCCTCCCGCTTTTCACGGGAGGAGTAGTCGTAGCCTCTGACGACGGGCGCGTCTTTTGGCGCGTCCTTCTTTTTTTTCTTCAGTAAAGCCATACCGTCCTCCCGCTTATGCCAGCGTGGGGTTCATCCGTCTCCACATATCTTTCAAGAATGCGATCTCGCTTGGGCTGTATCCCAGCCGCTCGTACTCGGAGAAGTCTCCGCTCGCCGCCATGGTCGCCGCTCTCTGCTGCTGATCGGCGTAGATCATCTGCTTGAGCGTGGCCTGCTGTCCGTAGAGATTCTGCCGCGCGGTGTTGTTTGCTTCCGTGGTCCGCATCTGCGCGTCGTACAGCTGCTGCGCCAGCTCCTGGTTGTACGCGGTCTCCTGCGCCAAACGGGCCCGCTCGTTCTCGTTCAGGCCCTCTTCATACGAATTGTTCAGCCGGAGGAGAGAAGATTCGCTCAGCCCTCCGTTGTAGCCCATGGCGGCCAGCTGCTGCGGGAGTACCCTTCTGCGCTCCATGTAGTCCCGGTAGAGCTGGCGATTGGTTCCGGCATACTGATCGCCCAGGGTGGCGATCTGTGCGGCTGTGGTCTCCTGCGCTCTCTGCCGGGCCGCTTCCAGGGCCGCGTTGTTCGCGGCGATCTGATCGTCGTATGCCTGCTGGTACAGGTTCCCCAGCTGCGTGTAATAGTCCGGCGTGGTCCCCGGCGTCACCTTCACGGTACCCGTCTTCTTGGACCCGTCGCTGCCGATATAGGATACGCGGCTTCCGGACCCGCTTTTGTTCGTGCTCGTGATCGTCGCGCTGTTGTCGTCGCCTGTGGTTCCCGGAATGATCCTGTCCGGCCCTTCGCCTGCCATTGTGTAGCGCGCGTTGTATCCTGCCTCAGACGTCGGTCCCACGGCCGTTCCGCCGTTGGCTCCGCTCTGCGCAGCTCTTCCCGCAGCCATGTACCCGGACGCCACGGTATTCTGTTTTTTGTTTCCGGTCCCCGTGTCCGTCAGCTTTCTGGTATTAGCCATTCTCCTTCTCCTCCTTCTTTTCCGGCGCGGGATATTTCACGCACCGGGGATTCCGGCACACCCACTCCGTCGCGTTCTTTCTGGTCATCTCGATGCCGCATACAGGACAAGTCATATCGTTCACCTCTTGGCGTAATTGCCTATCACGTAATGCTTGGTGATCTGGAAGATCCCGAAGCCCTCGTTCACTTCGCTGTTGCGCACGATCAGCTGCAGGCGCTTATAGTTCTTCACCTTCCGGTTCAGGAAGATCTCCTGCGGGCTGTCGTCCGTATTGAACGTGAAGCGCTCGAAGTCGATGTCCGTGAAGTCCAGGATGTCCATGGGCTTGGCCGTCACCTGCCGCGCCTCGCCGCCGCTCCGGTCGGATTTGAAGTACACGGTCCCGCTCGATCGGGCGTACGGCTTGATGGTCACGCAGCACCCGCGCTTGATCATGGTCTTTAGCAGCGCGGGCGTCCCGTCGTCGTCGTACTTTGTCGCCCACACCGCGTCGATCGCCTGCCCGTCGTCCGCGTATTTGTCCATGCTCTCGATATCCGAATTGACCTTGCAGATCCTGCCGTCCGCGGTACCGAAGTACAGCTCCTCTTCCACGCTGTCCCGCACGCACATCCAGGTCCTGGCCGGGACGTTCTCCCAGTAATAGCACTCGTACACGAAGTCTCCCAGGGACGCGCTCCGGTAGCTCTTCTGCTGCCGCCCGTCCATGACGTACACGTGCCCGTTCGGGAGAGCCAGCAGATACATGCCGTTCCAGATCACCGCCTCCGCGTCGCTCAGATTCGGCTCGTGCGTCAGCTGGGCGTTCACGTAATAGGATCTCTGCTGCGCCAGCCTCTCGCTGGTGATCGTTGTGGATGTGATCGCGTAGATGCCCTCCCGGCTCAGGAACAGCGGATCGTCCAGCAGGGAGGAGAAGCTCCCCGGCGCCACGGATCCCACGCCCGCGATGGCCTGCTGCATGGGGAAGATCGCTTCCCCGCTGTCGTTGGTACCCGCGCTTCTCAGGAAGATGGAAGAGTCCCTGCCGTCGTCCTGCTTCACGATGCCCTGCATGCTCCCCACCCGGCAGTATCCCATGATGGCGGTGCTCTCGCTTCCCACCGTGGAATAGCTCAGGTCCGGGATATACGTCGGGTCGTTCAGTCCGCTGATCCAGTCCCGGTTCGGATAGTCCGGGTTCCCGCTCAGCACGATGCGGTCGTTTGTTCCCACGCCGTAGGTGGAGATGATCGTGCACTTGTCGATCCGGTCCGTGTAACCGGATACCGTGTGCGGGAATTGCACTACCAGCCCGTCTTCCTGCCCCGCCTGGGGCGCCGCCGGCGCGTTCGTGAACGTGATCTTCCCCTCGGCCCTGTCGATGGCGGAGGGCGTCACTTCCGTCCCCCACACCCAGCATGTCACGTCCCCGGTGTCGTCGATGCTGCTGTCCAGGATGAACACCTTGGTGCTCCCGTCCGTCTGGAAGGCGTTCTTCCGGTAGGGCGTGAGCATGTTGATGTCCTCATAGCTCACGCCGCCGCCGGTGGGCATCCTGGTGATCACGGTCGTCGGGACATACGCCCCGCTCGCGCTCACCTTCGCCGCCGTGGATCCGTCGTAGACGTAGTAGCCTGCGCCGGTCACGATCCAGAGCTTCCCGTTCATGTAGGCGCTGCGGCTCTTCTGATCCGGCAGCCCCGTGGCCAGCTGCACCGGAGCCGTTTCCGAATCGTCCGTGAAGGAATACAGTTTCGTGCCCACGTGCGCCAGCATCTTCGTGCTGCCGTTGAAGGGCGCGGAGAAGATCCCGTTCACCCGGCCCGACAGCTCGTGCAGCGTCCGCCACCCGACCCGCTTCTGCGGCATCCCGCCGCCGTCGGCTATGATGTTCGTGCACAGCGGTGATCTGTACCGCTCCACCAGCGACGGATCCGTAGAGAAGTCCGCCCCCCGGAACGTGGAGTAGATCGTCCGCTGTATGGATACTCCTGCCTTCTTAGCCATGGGCTCTTTCTCGCTTTCTTTGGTCGCAGTAATTGTTGAACGGGCACCACGAACAAGCGAATTCTCTCGCCGGGCAATCTGCTTTGTTTTCTCCTGCCTTCTTCT